GAAGAGAACGCTAACGCTCTGGATACCGTCCCAATCCCCCGAGAAGTAGTGGAAGACTTGGCCACCACCAAAAGCGGGCGTCTCGAAGGCGCTGGTGTTTTCAACAAAGTCAAGGCAACCCAGTCCATAGGTCATGAAGTCCGTGCTGCTGTTGTTCCGATCGGCAGGAGTTTGAACAACAGTGCATTGAAAGGTCTTGAACCGGAAGTTTACTGGTGCAGGGAAGCCATCGGATGTGACGATGTCGATCGCGGGGAACAAGACCATGTAGTCGTTATCATCGGTGTGGGTATCCCAGGCCACGAAGAAGTCGGCGTGAAGAGGATCGGACCGATCGAACGTCATGGTGAGAACCTGAGCGTGGTCGCGCTCGCCGGTAGAAACCGCGACCTGTATGATCGTTTGCGTTGACCCTTGCTCAGAGAACAGCGGCTTGTTGGCGCTGCTGAATCCGAAGTCGGGAGTGTCTTCCCTCACCCCCAGGAACGGCAAGGGGAACGCTTCAGGTGTGCTTGTGGCTGCCGATGTCGATCCAACGCCGATCTGGAGTGCTGCCGTGCTGGTGGTGCCATTGCCCAGCTTGGCTGTGCATAGAGAAAACTCCACCCTGTCCACCGAGCTGTATCTGGAAGGCGCAACGATGACCGTGCAGTTGTTCTGGAAAAGAACCGTGCCAGGGGTAGTGCGCGTGGCAGACGAGTTCATGAGACCTTGTACCCCGCGGACGGTGTCACACCACAGAAGTTTTGGGTAACTAGTCACCTACACGGACTCCCCAGAAAGATTGAGGGGCCCCTCCCGACAATCCGTTGTGTCGATCATTGGGAAGGGCCTCCTGTCTCAGTCTTCTGTGGGTTCTTCGTCTTGCGCGACCTTCCTCGGTCGACCCGGTTTCCTCCGAGCCGTCTGAGGCTCGTCGTCCTCCACAATCTCCATGACGGGAGGCAGTTTTTTAGTTCTCAGCGGGTGGTCGTCAGGAACGAGGAACTCGTCGCCGACCTTTCGCAATGAGCCTCCTATAAAGCAGACCTGGAGAGCTCTGACTCGCTTCTGTGTCACAAATCACCTCCTAGCTTGACGTGCTGGCCGGGAAGATCCTGGCGTCCTGGAAGTCCAGCTGGAAACCAGCCGTGAAGTTGCCAGCGGTCAGAGGACCGGTAGCAACGGTGAAGCGCATCCCGAGGAAACGCTGGTCATGTCCCTGCAGGTTCCCGATGTCGGGGTTGAAGGACACGGCGATGGGCTCGCGGGCTGCGGTTAGACCGGCTACGGCGTAGCCATCGGAGATTCCCAGCGTCTCGATGTCGGTCGTCAGTAGCGCATCGGTGGCCGTGATGATCTCGAACGTGACCACAGCCGCGCCGGCAGCGGTCGCAGTAGTAGTCACGTCGATCAACAGGAAGAGGCGGTAGCCCGTTCCAATGCTGTGGGGGTTGGCTCCGACTGTGGCACCTTGATGGCCCGCCGAAGCGGCCGATGAGAGGTCGACCGAACTGGCCGACACCGCGGTAGCGGTGACGGCTTGAGCTGTCGCAACCTCCATGGCGAAGTCATTGATCATGGTCGTCCTCCTAGCTAGGCCACGGTGAAGCCGCTGCGGTAGAACCGCTGGCCGTCCTGAGGATCGATCACGAAGTTCGTGGTGACCGTTCCCAAAGTGGTCGTCGCCACGGCGATGACGTATTGGGCGCCCAGGAAACGCTGCACCACGCCCTGCACGTCGCCCACGTCGTAGTTCATCTCGACGAAGATGTTGGTTCCAAGCGTCAGGTTCGCCTCCGGGATCGCAAGGCTGGTACCGAGCACCAACGGCGTCGTCGCCAAGTCGGCGGTCGAATCGGTGATGATCTGGAACTGAACCGTGGAGACTGTCCCGACCACCGCCTCGGTGATCGTGAAGGCTGCACGGATCTTCATTCCACTGCCGATGTCGGGTGGTTGGTTGTTCCCGATCCCGGCGTCCGGGTTCAGGTCGATCGAATCCGTAGAGACGATCGTGCTAACAATGGCCGAGATGTCCTGAGCAACGGACACTCGCATGTTGATATCAGTGAACATTGGGGACTCCTCCTTTAGACAACCCGGGCTTCGGTGTTGAGAATCGCGTCGACCCGACGGACGGGGACACCCAAGAACGTCATCATGGCTTGGATCGTGCCGAACTGCGCCAGGGCAGGATCGACGGTAACCGCGTTGTTGGACTTCTCGAGCCCAAGGCGCATGAGGCCGGTGAAGACGGTCCGGTTCATATAGAACACGGGGCGACCGCGACTCATGTTCGGGATCCGAGCGATGGCCTGTGTCATATCGTGGATGATGTTGGTGAAGACCGTCGGCGCCTGGCCCGCGGTCAGCGTGCCCAGATCAGACACATCGATATTGGCAATGCGGACGGTGTATCTCCAGTCCTTCACCACCAAACCGACTTTGAACTGGAACCAGTCTACGAACGCTTGGAGACGCAGTCCTGCGCCACCGGCCTCGTAAACCGTTTGCTCTCCCAGATCCCGGTGCTGCAAGCCCGCGGTCGAGCCCTTAGGGAAGATCGAGAAGATCGTCTCGTCGCCCCACACCACCAAGAGTATGGACGTGTTGTCGATGCCGGTCCCTCCGCCGTCGATGATGTTCTGAGCATTACCCGCACTCAGGTCATCGGCCCGGGGCTCAAATCCCAGGAATTGCTCGGGGATCGTACCCGGATTGCCGGTGATGTAGGTCGTGGCAACTTCCTGGTTCATCGCCTCCAGGAACATCTTGGCTTCCGAGAGCCTGAATGCCGAGGTGTTGCCGTTCAGAATGGCGAGGTCTTTGTCCACCTCGCTGCGGGCTTCCAACATGCCCAAGCCTTCGTCCACCTGCGCGGTGGTTGCTTTGCTCGGCGCGATACCCTGGTTCAGGGAACGCCAGGTGACCGTCGGCAGTCCGGTCGTGATGACGACCCGGTGTCCGGTGGGCAAGTTGCCCATCTTGAACACGGCGTCTTTCAGGATCTCATTCGTTTGCGAAAGGATGTTCGCAATAACAGGGATATCACCCTGGGGATCGGTCCGCTTCGCCCAATCGGCGAGCGTCAAATTGGTCGCTGACAGTGCAGCCATGGGTCAACTCACTCATGTCTTGTACATCCTCTTCTCTTGGACCTCTGGATCGTTGAGGTCTTCCTCGGCGACCGCCTTCGGTCCGCCCGTGAGGATGGTGTCTTCGCTGATTGCCTTTCCGATCCTGAAGAACGCCCGGACAAACGCCGGGTGATCCCCGAGACCGGACTCGATCAGCAGCGACTTCATCTCTTCGGACCCGAAACGGTCGAGAGCCTGGTTGGCGATCTTGACGTTGGTCTCGAAGCCTGAGCCTCCGAACTCCTCGTCATTCTTCGCCAGCTCTTTCCACTCCGCTCGTAGTCCAGCGAGCTTCTCGTCTTGTGCTTCCTGAATCTTCGGGAGCACGTTGTCGAGAATTGATTGAGCCCCGTCGTTGGTCAGGTTGAGCTCGCGGGCAGTTGTCTTGAAAGCATCCATGACGCTTTCGTCGAACGTCTGCCCTTCGGGCGGCTTGAACTCGTACTCCGTCGGAGCACCCTCGACCTTTTTGGGCTCGGGTTCACCTTCGGCTGCGGGTTCGGGCGCCTTGGGAGTCTCAGCCCCCTCGGTCGGTTGCTGCTGAGGTTCGGCCTCCACTGCGGGGGCCGGAGTCTGGGCAGGGTCGTCAGCTGTTTGAGTCGTTTCGGACCCCAATGCCGTCGGATCTGTCATCGTGATGCTCCTGCATCATCTGGGTGTACTGTTCGGGGCAACGGCGATTGATGACGTCCAGGAGGCGGAAGGCGAAGTCCTTCTGGCCTGCGCTGTGCGCCATCTGGAGCGCATTTGCGTTGAAGATCGAATGAAGCACCTTTGCCTCGTCCATCATCTGGAACACGAATGACCGCCCTCGCTTGTGGCCCATGAGCCAGCGGACGTTGCTCTCCCACATCGCCACGGAGGTAAGTTGCTCCTCGTGGCGCGTTTTCTCTGCGAGGGCTTGCCCCGCAATGTCGTAGGGATTGTGTTCGACCGCCAATTTTGGGCACGCTACCCCCTACATCTTGTGCCTTCAAGGGTCTACGGTCTTCCGCACGGTTATCATGGTGGACCGTCCGGGGGTTTCCTGCCGGGGGCAAGGCGAGAGCCTGACAGGCGGGAAGTTCCTCGGGCGGTTGTCCTTGGAGCGCAGAGGGTGGTGAGAGATGATGCAGGCTCTGCCCACCCTCCCAAGGCAAGCTGCTGGCCGGTCGCCGGGTTCGGCATGGTCTTGGCGACCGGCCGGCTTTTTCAGGAGGCTCTGATGCTCTGGAAGACCACCACGCTTCTGGTCTTGACAGCCTGCGCTCCCATCACTTTGGAGCCCCTCACCCTCGGTGAGATCCTCGACAGGGCAGCAGGAGACCCACCGCCGCTAGAGACCGAGAGGGCCACCAGAGGCATGCTCCGGGCGGAACTGGCTCCTGCCGTCGCGGAACCGATCTACGAGATCACCGTTTTCCCCGATGGGCCGGTGAGCACGTTCACGGTCGAGCCACCGCCCCAGGTCACCGTCCATTTACTGCCGCGGCGCGATGACGTGCTCCAGTCCACGGTGCTGACCATCTGGCTCACCACCGGAGGCCAGGAGGGAATCCTCGACCGTGACGCCTGGCTGGTGTTTTCCGCCGAGATCCTCGAGGAGCCGGTGAACTGGGGGTCCGATGAGGAGCCAGTCCTTCAGATCCTCCCGTTCGACATGGTGCTCGCCTTTCCAGGGCTCGAGATCACTGACTACGGCCCCAGATTCCACCGGCAGGCCACCTCGGGCATCGTTCAGATCCACGGCGCGGTCCAACTCCCAGAACCGCTCTACCTGCAGATGGTCATCGAGGCGCCGGAGGAGAACGAGTTGGGCTACATCGTCACGCACGCCTACGGGCTTATCCCAGGAGGGTGATGGACTTCTTTCTGGGGTGGTTCCTGGTCATCGTCGGCGGCATTCTGGGATGGATCGCCAGGGGCCTGTTCGATGGCCGTGGAGATGACGGTGGATGACCAACGGGCCAAGGCGAAGTTCCGGACTCTTCTGGAAATGATCGACGCCTATACGGCCTGCGCCATCCGGCTTGCCGGAGGCCACATGGGCGAGGCCGCCAAACTGCTCGGGGTGGGCCGGTCCACGCTTTACCGACGAGCGGGACCCAAGAGGGGGAACCGTTACACCCCCTACCTCAGGGATGAGCCGGTCTCAATCAGAAAACTGAGCAGGCTCCGGCGCCGTCTCGAGAAGCTCCGCGAGACTACCGAAGCCTCGGCCAGGGAGCTCGAAGAGAACCTGGGCACCAAGGATTACCACCTGGGGATGGCCAACGGCCTGATCCTGGCCCGGCACATCATGGAGGGACGTACCGGAAGTCCCTCGTACCTGTGAGACCCCCCGTTCGGATCCCGGGCATCCTTCCCATCCCGGGGTTCCCCGGCTATGCGGTGTCCTCTCAGGGCAACGTCTGGTCCTTCATTGCAAGCAAGCCGCGGAAGCTGAAGGGCCAGCAGAAAAACTCAGGGCATCTGCAAGTTACCCTCTGCGCACATGGCGAGAGGGCGAACATGTTTGTCCACCGGATGGTTCTGCTCGCTTTCGTCGGACCGGCGCCGGAGGGGATGAAGTGCCGTCACCTGAACGGCAACCCCAAAGACAACCGGCTCGAGAACCTCTGCTGGGGGACTAGCAGTGAGAATAATCGCGACATCGTTAGGCATGGAAGACACATAACCAGCCGTCTGAGCAACGATCAGATCCGCGAAATCCGGAGGATGCCAGGCAGCCTCCGAAAGATTGCTGCCGAGTTCGGTATCTGTAACCAGTACGTGCATGATCTGAAGTCGGGGAAACTCGGCAACTACAGCTTGGGGGTGAGACATGAATAGCTATCCGTTGCCCCTACCATCGCTAGACCCAAGAGATATCGCGGAACAGCGTGATGGCGGCCCTGGGGATGGTGATCTGATCACAGACATCCCCGGTCGCGGCGACGCTATGCGCGAGCGTGATGGACTCCTCACACTCTGCCACCAGAAAACCCAAGCTCCAGCACCGCAGGTCGTGATCCTGATCGGGCTGTTGCCAGCCACGTGTGGTGGATGAGTCTATCCACTCCACGTATACAGGCCGCGACGTGTGCTTCACTAACGTCTGGGTCGGCGCGGCGGCCTGGTCGGTCGCGGGGCCCTCGCGGGTGGTTTCTTCCGCGCCGGGGCCCTCGCGGGCCGGGTCGCTCGCCGGACTGGAGTCACGTTTCTGCTTCTGTGGATTGCCATTACTTCTTTCCTCTCCGAGCCTTGCTGGCCTCAATCGCCCCTAATTGGCGATTTGCTGCCTTCTTGGTGGTGTGGGTCCCCAGCTTCTTGCCGGCCTTCGACCTCACCACGAACTTGCTGCCTTCCTTCCGGACTACCATCGCGTTTCTCCTCTCGTACCTTGGTTCGCCTCGTGAGTTCAGCGGCGAGGATCACGCTCGCCACGGCCAGGGCGTCGTCGGTCATCAGGGGAACGAACGCCTTGGCCAAGTTCGGGTCCATAAGCAGAAACGACTTCACCTGGGCGAGGTCCTCTTCGGTGATCTCGGTCATCTCATCATCGGTGGTGGCTAGCCCGGCGCCTGCCCTATGGCCGCAAGTGCGCTATCCGCCCCGAGATCGGTCTCTGACAGCGTCTTGGCCGTATCCGCTTGCTGCGCGATAGCCATCTGCTGCTCCTGGGCAGCGATGGCCGCGTTCCGGGCTTCCCGCAGAGCCTCAACGTCTTCATCGGAGACCACGATCTTCGGATCCACCCCGAGGCGGTCTGCCGAGACATTGGCAATGGCGTCGGTGTTGATCTTGTCCAGGGCCTCGGGCTTGGCCTGACCGATGGTCAGCTGGTTGCCCACCCACCGGTCGATGGCGTTCAGACCGGCGGCCCTCTGTGCCTGCGCCAGAATCGATACGAACTCGACCCCGAGCTCGCGGCCTTCCAAGTCAGGCGGTGGCGGTGGGATCAAGCCTTGCTCCAGCATCCTCTGGAACGTCATGTCGATGGTTGGTTCCAACATCTCGGTCTGGACTCTGCTCATCACCGGGCCGAGCTGAAACAGCTTTTCCTCCTGTCGCGCAGCAACCTCGAACGCTGTTGTTCTGGCCTGCGGGGGAGCCGACGCGATCAGCAGGAAGAGATCGGCAAAGAATGCCGACTCGATCCGCTGTCTCACGTCCTGGATGTCGAGCAGCAGGTGGTCCAGCTGCAGGTTGACCTCGAACGCTGTCCTGATCCCCCCGTGGGGGCTCGCCTGATCCACGAACGACACACCACCAGGGAATATCTCCCGGTCTCTGTCTTTCAGCTGGGTGGGTACCTGCAGCGGAGGCTTGGTCTGGTAATCGATGACCTGACCCTTGCGGAGCTGCTCTTGATTCAGCTGCCGCACGTCACCCAGAGCCGTCATTCCTGGGCTGTTACCATATAC